AAGCGTCAGGTTGAGATTCGCCTGAACGCATGGGAAGAGGCCAAAGCTCTTCTCGACGTTGCATCCGCTGAGAAGCGTGATCTGACGATCGAAGAGCAGGCCACGTACGATCGCATCAACACCGAACTCGACGAGCGCGCTGCCGTCATTGAGGGCTTGAAGAAGGATGCCGAGCGCGAAGAGCGTCTCGACAAGGCTGTTGAAGGCATTGAGCGTCAGGTGCGCGAGTCGCATCCCGGCGTGAAGACTGACTCTGACGTGATCCGCAAGCTGGCTACTGGCGAGCTGCGCACTGCGTTGTTTGCTCCAGAAACTCGCGACGTGTACTCGTCCTCGACCGGGGCGCCAGTGGCTACGTCATTTTATGACACTGTGATTCTCAAGGCGCGTTACGTCGGTCCGATGCTTGAGACCAGCACGATCCTCAACACCAACGGTGGCGAGTCGCTCCAGATTCCGAGCCTTTCGACGTACTCTGCTGGTACTGCGTTTGGTCAGGGTTCCGCGATCGGCGAGTCCGATCCGGTGTTCAACAACTTCGTCACGCTGAGTGCATACAAGTATGCGTTCATCACGCAGCTGTCGGCTGAGTTGATTCAGGATTCGGGTGTCGATCTGATGGGCTTTCTTGCCGATGCGACCGCTAACGGTCTGGGTTACTCGATTAACACTGCTCTCACAACTGGCACAGGTGGCGTGATGCCGACCGGTATCGTGTCTGCTGCTGGTTCGGGCATCACTTCGGGCACAGGCGTTTCTGGTGTCTTCAGCGTGCAGAACTGCGTTGACCTGGTGTACAGCGTTGATACGGCTGCCAGGCAGATGCCGGGCACGGGTTGGATGATGAACGCTTCGTCGATTGGCAAGATGCGCACGCTTCAATCGACCGGTGGCTACTACATCTTCTCGCCGGCCGTTTCGGCTGACCAGAAGGATCTCCTGATGGGTTATCCCGTCTACGAGAACCCAGCGATGGCAGCCACGGCTACCAGCGCAAAGAGCGTCCTGTTCGGGAATCTGTCCAGCTTTATGGTCAGGATTGCCGGTGGCGGCATTCAGCTTGACCGCAGCGACGAGTACGCGTTCAACCAGGGCCTCTCGACGTTCCGGGCTCAGATCCGCATTGACGGCAATCTCGTTCAGTCGTCTCACGTCAAGTATTTCATCGGAGCTTCTTCGTAGCTTCGTTGTTCCCAATGGCGGTGTCCTCTACGCAGCACGATGCGTAGGGGGCACTGCTTCTTTTTCTAGGAGACTCGATGAATCGTGCTCATCGTCGCCAAGCCGCTAAAGGCAAGGCAACAATCCCAGTACAACTTGCAGGTCAGATCAAAGCGCCGGCGTCGCGTCGACGCTTGCGAGCCTCGTGGTACTCAAACGCTCCCTTCTCAACTGCGACGGGGTATGCGAATCAGACGGCGCAGGTCGTGCCGCGTATGGCGGCTGATGGTCACGAGCTCGCGATCCTCGCAAACTACGGCATCGAAGGATTCAAGATTGATTGGAACGGCATCCCCGTCTTCCCTAAAGGTCTCGCCGATTACTCCGACGATGTGATGGGCGCGCATCACGCCGGGTGGGTTGCGGGTAACAAGACGCTACCGAACGTGTTGTTCACGTTGTTTGACGTGTGGGTCTTCAAGAGTGAGGCGCTGAAGCAGGTTGATCGAATCGCCTCGTGGGTGCCGATTGATCATCAGCCAGGACCACCGCTCGTGATTGATTGGTGCAAGCGTGAAAATGTGACGCCGATTGCGATGAGTCGGTTCGGGGTGGAGATGCTTGAGCGCGAGGACGTTGAGTGTGAGTACGCGCCGCACGCAATCGAGGACGTCTTCAAACCAACACCAAGTATCCCGGCGCCTGACGGATCACGCGTTACGGGACGCGACCTGATTGGCGTGGATGACGACAAGTTCGTTGTCTTGATGAACTCGGCGAATAAAGGTGTCACGCCGAGTCGTAAAAGTTTCGGCGAGAACATCATGGCGTTCGCAGTGTTCGCCGAACGCCACCCAGACGCACTCCTCTATTTGCACACGGAGGTGTTCGGTTCGATGGGTGGCATGCACTTGCCTGACTTGTGTAAGGCGTGCGGCATTTCACCCGACCAATATAAAGTCGTCGACCAGTACCAGTACCGTGCCGGTTTCCAACAGGACGCTCTCGCAGCGATCTATTCGGCGAGTGATGTGCATTTGAATTGTTCGATGGGTGAGGGGTTTGGTATCCCGACGGTTGAGGCGCAGGCGTGTGGGACGCGCGTGATCGTGTCTAACTGGACGGCACAACCCGAACTCGTCGGTGATGGTTGGATCGTTGAGGGCCAACCGTGGTGGGATGTCGCGCAGAAAGCGTGGTTTATTACGCCGCACGTAAACCTGATTGTCGACGCGCTCGAGGCCGCGTACGAAGCGCCGCGTGGCGTGAGTGAGAATGCCGTCACGTTTGCCGAGGACTATCGGGCAGACGCGGTGTACGCGAAGTATTGGCGGCCGATTCTTGACAGGCTCGCGGCATGATTGGTCGCGTCATCATCCCGATCCTGAACAGGTTCGACCTCCTTGAGCGGTGTGTGGCGTCCTTGCCGGCCGAGGTAGATGTTCTCGTTATTGATAACGGGTCGTGTGTGCCAGGCTCTTTTGATTCGGCACAAGTGACGGTGTTGCGTGTTCCGTCGAATCTTGGTGTTGCGGGGTCGTGGAACCTCGGCATCAAGCTTTACCCACGCGAGCCAGGCTGGTTGCTTTTGAATAGTGACGCGTGGTTTGCTGAGGATGCCTTCGACGTGTTTGATCGTGAGGCGGGTGAGGATCGCATCTTGCTTGCAGGCTCGCCGGCGTGGTGCTGCGCATGGATCGGCGCGGGTGTCGTCAAGCGTGTCGGCTTGTTTTGTGAGGCGTTCTATCCGGCGTATATGGAGGATCTTGATTTTGAGGAGCGTGCGAAGCGATTGAATGCGCCAGTTGTTTATTCGAGCGCGGTGGTGCATCACGATAATTCGAGCACGATCGCGTCAAGCAACGAGTTTCGCAGTCGAAATGATGCGACGCACGAGCACGCCAGGCGCGTCTTTGATGCTAGGTGGCGTGACCTCGCGGCGAACGAGACGCCACCGATGATGGATTGGTCGCTCGACACGCGAAGGATGAACTCGTGGGACTAGACCGAAACACCGAAAATGGACCGGCCGCACCCGTCCCGATCCTTCAGCGCGAATGGGAGTTCCAACAGCTGCTCGATTTGTACGTACAAGAATCGCCGCGCCGCGTCCTTGAGATCGGCACGTTCCACGGCGGCACGCTGTTTCACTGGTTGACAAAGAACACGCCGAGCCTCGTCGTCGCGGTCGATTCGTACCAGACCGGCGTTGATAATCGTCAACTCTTCCACGAGTGGAAGGACCCGCGCACGCAGCTAGAGATTGTTGTGGGTAATTCAATGGATGAGGCGACGCAAGTCAGGGTCGCCGAGTTCGGCAAGTTCGATTGGATCTGGATTGATGCGGGGCATTTTGATGCCGAGGTGCGTGCGGATTATGCGGCGTACGCGTCGCTCTGCGAACCGGGCGGCATCATCGCGTTGCACGATATTTTGAATCATCCAACTCACCCAGAGATTCAGGTTGAGGGCTTGTGGCGCGAGGTGCAGCGTGCGGGTGCGGTGACGCGCGAGCTCGTTGCTGATCCGCATGCCGAGTGGGGCGGCATTGGTGTGATCTACCGGTGAGGTTGCATGTCGTCACCGCAGTTACGCGTTCAGAGAATCTTGCTGCTCTAGCTGCCTCGCTTGCTGGTGCGGCCGTCGCGGCTCGTGTTGACGTGTCGTGGCACTGGGTCTTCGACCTAGACCGCCGATACGTTGGGGGTCAGAAGCGGAAGAATGATGCGCTTGACGAGATCCTCGACGGGTGGGTCTGGTTCCTCGACGACGACACAAGCGTTGACGTACGCATCCTGTCGGCGTGGCGAGCGAGTGTCGACGCCGACGCGAGCCTTGAGGCTGTCGTATTTGGCCAGGTGCGCGCCGATGGTCGCATCCTCGAGGCGGCTGCCGAGCTCGTCAGGGTTGGTGACATTGATATTGGTCAGGCGTTTGTCCGGCGGGACGCGATCGGCATGCACCGCCTAGACGAGTCGTATGACGGTGATGGTGTGTTTCTCGCGGCCGTCCTGCCGCGCGTAAACACGTTGTTTCACGACGAGTATTTGTCTCGTCATAACCTGCTTGTGGCGGCGTAAGCGCACCATTTTTGGTACTAGCCGATTGGTAGACTAAACCCGTGGCAATCACCAATGGATATTGCACGCTCGCGCAAGTAAAAGCCGCGCTACGCATCACAGACTCCACCGATGACGCGCTGCTTGAGGCGAGCGTCGAATCCGCATCTAGGCTGATTGACGGGTATTGCAACCGGGGCTTCTGGAATCAAGGCACGGCAACGCGCGTCTACACGGCGCGAGACCCGTACTACTGCAACACCGACGACTTCTCCGGCACCGCGATCACGCTAAAAACAAGCGTGTTATCGCCCGGTACGTTTGACGTTACGTGGACTGCGACGGATTACCAGCTCGAGCCGTTGAATGCCGTGATGGAAGGCATCCCGTGGGCGTACGATCGCATCCGCGCAGTCGGCCGCTACTTCTTTCCAACCTTGACTGTGAATTATGGGAGCCAGGCGCTTGTGCAGCTGACGGCATCGTTCGGTTGGACAGCCGTTCCGAGTCCCGTGCAACAGGCAACAATCATCCAGGCATCACGACTCTGGAAGCGTTTGGACTCGCCGCTTGGCGTGGCGGGCTTTGGTGATATGGGTGTGATGCGTGTCGGTCGAGCACTCGACCCTGACGTATCTCAACTCGTTGAGCCGTACCGCAAGATGAATCTGGCCGTCTAATGGCGACGGTCACGCAGTTGAAGACGGGACTCGCCACAGCTCTCGCAACAATCAGCGGCTTGCGGACGTACGCGTACCAACCCGATCAGGTCAATCCGCCTTTCGCATGGCCAACGCTAG